TACACCCTACCTGGCACGAATCGCTGAAGAGGTAAATCCAACATCAAAATGGATTATTTATTATTACAGTCCAAAAGATAAAAATAGACTCAAAGATGTTTTTGGAATTCTCGGCATTTCCAGAAAGTTTGAAACCTATTTTCTTCCCAGTGGAATGTTTTGGGACGATTAATCAATTGTGAAAAAACACCTCACAGCTGGAGGACAATGCTTCAGTTGCGAGGTGTTTATCGTATGTGATTATGCATTTATTTCTGTACAGTCGCGGAAAGTAAACCGCACATCATCCTTGCTGTAGACAGTCACGAAATCTACCAGACCGCACCAAAGAGCGGGATCGAATTTCTCCATCAGATCAGCCTGTGCCAGCGTATCCATGAAGGCTTCAATCGTTGCCCTTCTGGATTTCTTATCGGCAATGGCGGAATCAATTTCCTCCAGCTGTGCTTTTGCGCTGTCAAACCGGGCAGTCAATCCATCGTAGCGCTTTTGGTATTCCGTCTGGTCGAGTGCCACATGAGCGTTTTCGCAGATGCACTTCTGAATAAGGTCTGAGGTGACCATGATCTCGCTCTGGAGTTCCTCGGCTTCGGCTTCCAGTGCAGAAGTGTCAAAGGCGATATCCAGTGAAGCTCTCAAGGGAGCAATGACTGCATCTTTCTTGCTGATCAGCTTATTTACTGCTGAGACGAACATGGTCTTGATCTCGTCTTCTGTCAAGTGCGGTGTGGAGCATTTTTCCTCGCCGTCATACTTGTGGTTGCATTGCCAGATTACCCTGCGGTACTTGCTGTTGGAATGCCAAACCTTAGAGCCATACCATTCGCCGCATTGTCCGCATTTAATTTTGCCGGAAAAAAGGTGGACACCGCTGTGCCTGCCACGACTGTTTTTCCGGCGCTCCAATTCCTGCTGTACCAGTTCAAAGACCTCCGGCTGAATGATGGCTTCATGGTTTCCCTCCACATAATACTGCGGAATTTCGCCTTCGTTAACCTTCTTCTTCTTTGTAAGAAAGTCGACCGTGTAGCTTTTCTGCAGGAGCGCATCGCCTTTATACTTTTCGTTGGCCAAGATGCTCCGAACTGCTCCGGCATTCCACTTGTCTTTGCCGCCTGGAGACTTGATACCGTCACTGGTTAGTCTTGATGCGATGCCGTGGGGCGTCATGCCCTGTAGGAACATACTGTAGATGCGCCGGATGATGACTGCCTCATCTTTGTTCAAGACCAAGTTTCCATCGGGTCCGCGGTCGTAGCCGAGAAATCGTTTGAAAGGAACGGTAACCTTACCGTCTGCAAACCGCTTTCTCTGTCCCCAGGTGCAGTTCTCAGAAATGCTCCGGCTTTCCTCCTGCGCCAGTGAGGACATGATGGTGATTAAGAGTTCGCCTTTGCTGTCAAGCGTCCAGATATTCTCCTTCTCGAAGTAGATTTCTACACCTTTTTCCTTGAGCTGACGCACGGTAGTCAAACTGTCGACCGTGTTGCGGGCAAACCGGCTGACCGACTTGGTGACAATAAGGTCGATCTTACCTGCAAGAGCATCCGCCACCATGCGCTTGAAGCCCTCTCGGTGCTTTGTGTTGGTGCCGGTAATGCCCTCATCGGTGTAGACCTCAACGAATTCCCAATCGTCCCTGCCACGGATATAATTGGTGTAATAATCCACCTGGGCGGTATAACTGGTCAGCTGTTCCTCACTGTCCGTGGAGACACGAGCGTAGGCGGCTGTGCGGCGCTTTTTCTTTTCATTGATTGGTGCTGCTGTGAACCGGGTTATCGTTGCCGGTATCGTCGTTACTTTCGCCACGCTTTTTCCTCCTTATTTCTCGTATGATTTCGCCATGTCTCTTTCTGCGTTCTTCTGTCCAGCTGGCTCGTATGCTCTGCACCTGACGTTCTCGGCGTTCCGCAGTCCATTTTACACCATGCCGCTTATCGAGATAGGGCTTGGTAACTGTATGCCCATCGCGGAAGTGAAATGTAACAGTGTTGTTTATAACAGTGGCATATTCAATCTGTGCATCCATCACCGATTCGTCAAAAGCATCCAAATCCAGGGCTTCTGTCACCAGCGCCTTCATGGTCTCGTCACGGATACTTTTGTTCGAGCATTCTGATCTCGGTCCTGTGCAGTACCAGCTTCTGGTTCTTGTACCGTCCTTCCGGACGTTGGCTTGGCATCGATAATTGGCGCCGCACTGCCCGCACTTGATGAAACCTGTAAATTCATAGTAGGTGTTTTTGTTGGGGTTCGTATCTTTCCGTTTATGCCGCTCGCCCCACAACCGCCTGCGTTCCGGTGTCCACCAGTCGGCTTTAGCCGTCGACACCCAGGTGGTTGTCTGCTCATGGCCGTCATAGAAACGGAAGATAAGAGTATCCGTACCGATTACCATGATTTCTTTGATCTGTTTGGAGAAAATGTCCTCGTCAAACTCGGCCGTACCCAGCACATCGGCAGCAACTTTCTGAAGCATTTTTTCTGGAATGCTTTTGGAATCACAGGCTTTGATGCCGTTCTGACTTTTGGTTTGGCAGATCCAAATGTAATAGACCTTTCCGGCAGTGTTCCGTTTTCCGCTTCTGCGATAATGCTTGCCGCAGCATCCACAGGTTATCTTTGTGGAAAAGGCAGTTAAATGGAGCGACTTATTGCCGAAAGGTCCCAGGTCGCGTCTTCGCTGGAACTCTTCCTGTACAGCCTGCCATTCGTCCATTGGTATGATGGCTTCGTGGGTATTCTCCACGAAATATTGAGGGAGTTCTCCACGATTCTTTTTGCGCTGTTTCGTAATGGGGTCAAGACAGTATTCCTTCTGAAAGAGCATATTCCCAGTGTAGGTTATGTTCGTGAGGATCACCTTAACGTTGGAGTCCACCCATTGATAGCCCTGCCTTGTGTAAATGCCTTGTTCCATCAGCATACGGCCGATCTCGATTCTGGATGCGCCTTTCATGTATTCCCGGTACATAAAGCGGACAATTTTTGCTTCCTCTGGGATAACAGCAAGTTTGTCACCCACCCATTTGTAGCCGTAGATGTTGAACTTGCCGTTAGGAATGCCCTGCTTGAAACGCTGAATCGTACCCCATTTGACATTATCCGATAGGCTTCGAATTTCTTCCTGGGCAAATGAGGCGAGAAGCGTCAGCATCAATTCACCATCCTCAGAGAGGGAATCAATGCGTTCCTTTTCAAATTGCACGGAAATGCCTAATTCCTTAAGATGCCGCACAGTGTTTAAAAGGTCTACGGTATTTCTGGCAAAGCGGGAAATTGACTTGGTAAGGATAATGTCTATTTTCCCAGCTTCGCAGTCCGCAAGCATCCGATTGAATTCGGTTCTGTCATTTGTCTTGGTTCCTGTGATGCCGTCGTCGGCATATACGCCGGCATACTCCCAGGCTGGATTCTTCTGAATAAGTCCGCTGTAATAGCTGACCTGTGCCGAAAGAGAGTGCTGGAGCCGTTCGGATTCCATTGAAACTCTGGCGTAGGCAGCGACCTTTTTGCGGCTTGGCATCTGCGGAATTTTCGGTTCAATTTTGTTGATAATCCGCATAAAATCACTCCTTTCCGACACTATATATCACTCAGAAGCGCGGAATTATCAAGTCATTTTCGGATAATAATGTACCCAAAGTAGGCTCAAACTCCGCCCGCAGATTTGTATCAATTACAGCATATTCCTCTTTGGTCAGAAGCCCTTGTTTACGGAGACTTTTTGCGATGGAAAGTGCAGTGAGGTAGTTCATTTCAGAGCGAAATCTCTCGTCATTCACGCTCATCACCGCCTTCGTAGCGGTCCGCAATGTAGCAGGCGTGGGAACAGTATTTTCTTCCGGCGTTGCCGTAGGCTGTAAAGGATTTGCCGCAGTGAGCGCAGATAAAGCTGTATATGGCTTTGCGGTTGATTTTTTCAGGGTGGGAATTCCACCAGGCAATGCGGCATTGATCAGAGCAGAATTTAATGCGTTTCCTGCCTGGGGTCTGGTGCAGAATAGAGCCGCATTGCAGACAGAAGCCGCTATCCAGGTTGATTCGGCTGTTGTCAGAAGCTTTCCTGCCGGTCAGCCCTGTCCTTCGACAGAACGCTACAACGGTATCCTTCTTGAGTCCCACTGCCTTTGCGATTGTGGCATATCCATACCCCTGTTGGCGAAGAGCCGTAATCTGGTTCTTCTGTATATCAGTCATGATGAGCATCCTCCAGTCTGAGGGGTTTCCTCACTAACCCATCTGGACAGGAGATCGCATTTCGGCCGAATAAAACAAAAAAATAAGCCCACCGAACCTTGGCGGCTCGATGGGCTTCGTGATCAGTTCGGGATTTTCAGTTTTTGACCACTGTAAATCACATTGGAGGTTAATCCGTTCAGCGTTTTGATTTCCGAGTATCGACTCCCTTTCCCCAGATACCTCTCTGCGATATCCCAAAGGGTGTCTCCTTTAACAACCGTATGTGTGCGATATGTCGATGCGGGCTTTTCTCCTGCGACAGCAAGATCCGATACTTTAACAGGAGACATAATAGCGTATTTGCCGGATTCGTCCTTGTTGATAACTGCACGGTCACCGCTGACCTCAAGCACATACCATTTGAGCTTTTTCACCCAGGCGGGAATTGCCTTGCCGCCGTAGTAGGTGCCGCCTGTAATGGCGACGAGGTCTCCCGCTTTAACCTTCCCGGTGGATGCGGCGGGCTTTGAAGAAACTGCAAGAGATGCTGTGACCTTTGAAGCAAGGTCGCCAAGCCTTGCATACAGCCAGTCGCCGGGGCAGGATTTATTGGCAAACCACCTGTGAACCGTCAGCACCATTTCATCGGCCTTCGGCGAATAGTTCAGCGTTTTCGTCTTATCTCCAAGCCACAGCAGTTTTTTCTTGCCGTTTCTTTTGCAGATATCAACGCACAGCTTGATGAGCGTCTGATAAACCACATCCTTAAACGCATATGGCGATTTGGTGTCAGAGGCACATTCAATTGTGACTGCTCTCTGGTCGTTGGCGTTTGATGAAGAACACCAGGAACGGTTCTTCTCCTCCACATACATTCCCACACGGCCGTCCACGCCGACGCCGTAATTGGAGCTTGCCTGTCTGGAAGCCGGCAGAAATATGTTTCCCAGCGTCTCCACCGAGCATTGTCCCACCACGCAGTGCGGCGTAATGCGGTCGATGCTGTGCGTCCTCTGACCGGAGTGGTTCGGACTGAGTTTTGTGTAGGTTACCATGGAACTGTTTGTGTATCCCATAATTATTTTTCCTCCTTTTCATTGCGGTTGTGAAGCTGTTCCAGAACGGATTTCAGCTTTTGTGGAATAGGCAGACCCAGATGTGCGGAGTTTTCCAAAAGGGATACGCCCTCGTTGGAAAGATAGAAGAAGATCACTGCAGTGCGCAGGACTCCCGCTTCACCAAGCACATACACATCCACCAGGTTGCCGATGCCTACAAGCACAAAGATGAGCACCTTGCGGCAGATGCCTTTGAAGCCCACTTCGCTTGAGAGTTTTTTGTCGGAAATGGCGCACATCACGCCGGTGATGTAGTCGATCACCGCAAAGGCGATCAGAGCATACAGAAAGCCGTCAAATCCGCCCAAAAACCAGCCGATAAAGCCGCCAATGGCAGAAAAGGCAATCTGAATGCCGGTCCAGATAGATCTCATAGTTTTGTCCTCCTTCATAAATGATTTTGTGTATGAAAAAAGGCGCTCACAGTGAGCACCTTGATTCCGAAGCGTTAAGATTTTTTCACCCAGGCCTGCCAGTTTGCGTTTACCTTTGAGCGAATATATGTCGTGTATGGATTATCACGGTGGGTGTAACGCTGTATGACCAGGTTTGAAGAGCATGAAAACACCTCGAGCATTCCCCAAGAGGTGCTTGGATAGTGCAGTGATGTATCCGCCACATTTCGCCTGAAATAAATTCCCGGTGTGGTAATCGTGTTTAAATCAGTATCATCAGGAATGGACGCCTGCACCAGCCCCATGATATTGTAGCCGCTCATCAGGATCAGCCCGTCTGCGGAAATGTTTCCTCCCACATCCAGCGTTTGGCTTGGCGTTGGTTTGTTAATGCCCACCTTCTTCTTTCGCAGGGCTACAAGCGGCGTCCCCTGCGGTATGACGAAATACAGATCCAAAGAACTCTGCGAGTACAGCCTGTCCTGTATCTGCAGATGAAAATCGTAGGAATATCCTGCATCCAGGTTGCACAGTTCCAGATTGGAGAAACTGAAGGAAGTGCCGCTCCTGGTCGTTGACGACAGGATGCTGGTATAGCTGCCATATGAGGCAGCACTGGTTTTCTTATACCGATACCGAACATACTGCACACTGTTTTTCTGTGTTCCGTCAACGGTAACAGCTGAGATGGAGCCGTTGAACTTAAGCTGCATTTCCGCTTCAATCTCGTTCGTGCGCCGCAAAGTAACTGATGAGATTTTAGGCTTTGCATATGCTATCACCGTGACATTCTTTGTAACGCTTGAAGTGTACCCGCGGGAATCTGTAACAGTAAGCGTAACAGACACGCTGCCGGACTTTTCAATCTTACCGACCGTGATTGCCGCACCGGAACTGCTGGACGCTGACAATCCATTGCAGGATGCAGTATAGTTTGAGATGGAAGCTCCGTTTTTTGCCGTCGCCGTTCCTGGCGTTACCTTTAAAGTCGAATAGCCCTGAATAAAGAGCTGGTTGTTGCCTGTAATATTTGCAGTGGTGCTGTAGCTGTCCTCCAAGGTAAATCCGGAAAGAGTCGGCGCAGAATTTGCAGATGTTGTCTGTATCACTGCCGTTTTGCTCGATGTACTGCCGATCTGCGTTGAACCGCTGTAAGTTGTGACGGCAAAAGTTCCCGTAAAGGATTTGATGGATGCCATCGCATTCAAAAGCGTTGTGCGCTGTGCCGCCGTAAGCGTAACCGTGCGGGTGGCGGTTCCTTTTGTCCAGGAAAGTCCTGAAATGGTCAGATAGGTTGAACTGCCGTTTTTAATTGCAAGCGTGTACGAGTAGGAAGCCTCATACACCGTAGCATTGATAGAAACTGTCACTGTCGCATTATCTGCTGTTACGGTGCTTACGCTGTTTACTACGGCTCCGCCAAGGGTTTTAACCGTCGCGCTGCCGGATGTGCCGTAAACCTGGTTTGACTTTTTTCTCGCCCGAACCTTAACGGTGTAGCTTGTGTTCGGAGAAAGCGAAGATACTGTGACGCTGGCGCTGGTAGAGGCCGTATTGGAAAAGGTTGTCCAGGAGGAGCCTCCGTTTAGGCTGTACTGCCATATATCCGCAGTGCTCGATGAAGTGGCTGAAATCTTAAATCCGCTTGCTGTGACGCCGCTTGTGCTGAAGGCAACCGTCGGGGTGCTTCGGTCGATTTTATCAAGATTAACCGTAGTGGAAGCTGTAATCGTTCCGACGGATACGCCTGAATACGTGCCGGAAAATCTCCATGATGCTGACAGCGCAACGCCCGTTTTGGTACCGTCTGAATTGTGGCTGACACGGACGGTCTTTGTTTTTAACAGCACTTTGTGCCAGCTTGTGGAACTCATGTCATTGATTGCCGGTGTGGTATAGGTCTCGCTCGTCCCGTTGATGGAAACCTTAGAGTCGCTTCTTGAACCTACCGACAGTGTGTAAAACTGTAAATAGACCTTCAGCGTAACATCGGTATAATTGCCTGTTATGCTCTGGCTTCCGCTCCACTCACAGTAAAGCCCGAATTTGCTGACCGGATACTTGCTGAATGAGCCGTTTAACGCCATAAAACCGCCTCCTTAATCCAGAATTACGATGTTTAATCCCTCTGACGCAGTGGCCAAAGGGACGAACTTTGTTTTTCCCACAGTCAGCTCGCCGTCCACTGTGGTTTTCTTGGTCTGTGTTTCATCCTTGTTGAGGGTAAAGATCACCTCGTCATTGTAATAGCCGGCAAATTCCGTATTCGTGATGACCGTCCGCTGTGAAGATGCCGAGTTTGACACCTCGATGCCCCGCTTGTCTATCTTGACCTCCTGCGTATAGATTTCGTTGGGCGCAGGCGTCCATTTGCGGGGGATCGCCCCTTCGGTTACCATGATGTCCGCCAGATAAATGGATGCGTCGCGGCTGTAACAGTAGATGCGAAGCGTAGGGTCGGTCACATCGGTGAGCGTGGCCGTGAAGTCCGTCCAGCCAAAAGAGGTGCTCCTGCTGAAGAGATATTTCGTTTTGTTTCCGTTGTAGGTCACATAGAAGTAGCCGGACATGGCCGAGGTCTTTTTTGCCCGAACAGAAACGGTATATGCGCCGGGAACAACACCACGGATATACTGCGACAGCGAGGAATATGCGCCAAGCACAAAGCAGGAATCAGAAATGGTGTTGTTCTGCGTGTCGGTGGAGGTGTCTGTCCGCACCGTTCCTGAATAGCTCCAGTCGTCCGATATGCCGTTTAAGCCCGAGGAATTCTGCACATAATTGATGCCGCCGATGTACTGCTCCTGCATGGTGACCGAAAGCCCGTCCACCGTATGCTCAAGCTGTGATAGCTTGCTTTCGGAGTTCAGTACCCGTTCCTCCAGAACGCCCTGATCGCTTGAAACCGTTTCTACTGTTTCGGTAAGGCTTGCCACATAGCTGTTTAAGCCCTCGATGGTTTGCTGAAACTGCGCATCTTTCTGCGTGAGGATGGAAATGGTGGTGCGGATCGTTTCAATGTCATTCTGCACCACCCAGGCGTTTCCGTTCCATATTTTTGTCTCCGGCGGAGACACCGAGGTATCCACCCAAAGCTGGCCTTCATACGGATTTTCAGGTGGAGATGCCGAGGTGACCACATCGCAGATGCTGATGATGGTAAATTGAGCGGATGCGATCATCTCATCACCCCCTCAGAGCGTTACAACGACCATAAAGGTTGCTTTTGTGTCCACATCCGCACTGGACACAGACAGAGTCTTGCCGCTCTTGGAGCCGTTTGTGCCCCAGGAGGTGTCGACAGCGCCGTCCTTATTGTATTTCGTCCAGGTATAGGTACCGCCGCCTGCCGCATCTACCTCTGCGCCGGCCTGATAGCATACGGCGGTCAGCACTGTTGAGCCTTGGCCGTTTTTAAACACATCACCGCCTGTGGAAGTGACAATAATCTGAAGCGGGTCGGAGTTGTCAATGAAGGTTGCAACATCAAAAAACTTTGTGTTGTAAGAAGCAGAAGCGGAATCTGTATCCTGCGCACAGCATTTGAACACGGCGTAACTGTCCACTGCGGCGGCGTAGATTGTGATGGTATTGGAGGAGGTTCCGGTATATCTGCCTGTGGTATCAGACAGTTTCCGCCAGCCAATACCGAAATCAGCATCATAACCTGTGGAGACGGTCGATGTGACGGATGCGTCCATAGCCGCCCATTTGTAGGATACTTTAGTTGTATCAACCGTAGATCCGCGCCACAGTTCCGCCTTTGCCGTAAGCGATGCAACCTCAGAATTTTTGAACACATTTCCGCTTGGCGTGGTGACGAGCAGATCGACAATGCCGCTTCCGTTTACCACGCGTGAGAAGCTGATTGTCAGCGGATGCGTAATTGACAGACCCGTGGATGCATCCTTATAAGTAACGACACAGCGGTAATCGATACCGGGCAGGCCCGCCATTACATTTCCCTTAACGGTCAAAATATGACTCTTCGCACCACTTAGGGCATAACTGCCGGAAGAAGTGATTGCAGTTGTGGAACTGCCGATATACCATTTAACAGAGGTTACCGCCGAGGACGTGATCTGGTCGGTGGTTGTACCGATGACATACAGGCTCGGAGTCAAGACAAGATTTTTCGAAGTCCAGTCCGGCGAATAGCTGTCGTTGTCAGGGTTATACATCTGTGTCTTTGCAAGATTCGAGCCGATATATCCGGTAAGGGTAAGTGCATCATTATAATCGATGATTGTAAATTGACCTTGTGCTTTGCTCATGAAAATTCCTCCTTCAATTCAGCCAAGCAGGCTGTTTCTTGTAGCTGTGTCGATGAGGTCGCAGAAGAAGGTTGCTCTAACCTTGACATCATCGGATGTAATTTCGATAGACTTTGTTCCGCCGAAATGCGAGCTGTTCCACAACTTGTCGGCCTCGGTATCATCAGACACCCTTGTCCATATGAATTGGTTGTCGTCAAGGGTGTCTGTGATATTTTCATCCCATGAGAAAACCGTGGCATAAAGCGTGGTTTGGATATTGTTGTTTTTGAAAATGCTCCCGTTGGAGGAGTTAATCACCAGCCGGAGCATTTTCTGTTCTTCAATCACTGAAATGCGGTCGCTGACTTCCGTGACCTGCTTGTTTGTGGCATAGGCTCGCAGTACGACTTCGCCCGTCTCCAAGTCCCAATAGGATGAGCCGTCCTGTGATTGAATGACACCCGCCTTGATGATGTTTGCAATCAGCGAACCGGAAGTGATAAAGTCTGCCACAATCTGCCCATCGGCGGTGATGGCAGTTTCATATGGACCGTTGTAGCCATTTCTGGAAAAGCCTAACCCGTTCACATTCCACCGCCAGACATTGACAGCGTCTTGTATGGCGGGAGCATCCAAAATAAGAAGTTCATAAGGTCTCCCGGTTTCGTCCCCGTGCAGCACCACATAGCCGCCGGTCTGACCGGTGATCAGAGAGGTGGCGTTGCTGATGGCTGTCTGCAGGAGTTTCGGAAACCGGTCAACTGCCGACTCTACTTTCCCGACAGAGGACTGCACCTCAGAGAGCGTGGTAATCATACTGGATTTTTCGTGTCCCAGGGTGATGCTCACATATCGCTCCGCAAGGGAGTCATACACGGTTTCAATCACGGTTGCGGAGACATTCACCCCAAGAGCGGTGTGCCGGATGGTGACAGAGTCGCAAAGACGCACACGCTCCAGGGGAGCCGAATACTCCGGCTGTTTCCATAAGGGCTCAAACGCCACCTTGACGGTGGGAATGGTTGATCCCAAAGGATTTGCCTTGATGTAGTCGTTTGCAGCCGCCCGCAAAGCATCCTCGGTGATTTCAATGCCGCTCTCAAACCTGTCTGTCAGGTCAAGAATGAGCGTTTTGCTTCGCACCATTTCCTCAGACACAATGGGAAGGGTTTGTTCCGGGAGGGTGACAACCGTCTCTGTTTCCGAACCCTCCGGTGTATATACAGCGTAAGGAAGAAGCTGTGTATATACGCCGCTGTTATCCTCATCCTGTTCCAGAGAAGTGAGGTTTTTGCCGTATTCAATGACAACTCCGGTCTTTTCGCCGCGATGAGAATGAAACTTTACCGTAAAGTTGTCCCATTCAAACTCACCGTGCCATTTGGAGAGCATGGAACCTTCCGTACCACCCAGACAGGCTCGGACGCTTTTGGGGGTTGTGACGGAGAACTCTTTTGCCTCCGAGTAGTCCGTCCAACCCGTAAAGCGGCTGTCCCCGGCAAGGATCTGATTCAAAAGCAATGCCGGAGAACGGCTTTCCACCGAGAACGGCATAACGGGGACATTGGCAAGGTCATAGGAAATGTGCTGACCATATACCGTCACCACACCGTTCAGCGGCTTAGTTATCCGATAAATACGGAATGCCTGCGGTTCTCCTGTATCGTTGGGTTTAGCCTTGATGAGCCGCTCTTTTGCTATCAGCTTGTAATGCTGACCAGTAATGGGGTATTTGAGTATGCATTCAAATACACCGTTTCGCTCCTCTGTGACCTCACAGGAAATCGTATCCGTGAGCGTACCCAAGCCAAAGGTGGTGAAGCTGGTGCTGTTTGCCGGGTATAGAACAGGAATCATAAGCAGCACCACCTTGGCTGAACGGCAATCTCCGCATCCCCGGATACCGTTAGGACGGTTTCTCCGGGCGGGAGCAACGGAAAGTCTTCGCCCGTTACCTTGTCGTTCAGAAGCTGTGTGCCGAAGTAGAAATTCATCTGCTCACTGTCGCAGGTTATACCGCTTTCGATGCCTTTGAACTGCCATGAACGGTTATACCCGCCGTTTTGAAGCGTCAAGGTAAAGTCACCGCTCCCGGTCAGAGTGATGAGCGGCTTTGCAGAAAAGGCTTCCGGGTTAAAAAGACTGCTGCCGCTTGTCACCGGGGTTTCCAGAAGTCCATCCTTTTTATACCGGTACGGCTTGCAGTTGAAGGTGACCGTAAAGCAGCCGACTTTATTTAGCTGATCCTCAATATCCAGCGATCCGCTGATCACCCCATACCGAAGATACAAGGAGTCATAGGAATCGGTAATCTCGTGATACCGGTCAGGCTCCGTGTAGAGCCAGCCTTTTACGGCACGAAGCAGTTCGGACAAATCCTCGACTGTGTTCCGTCTCACAAAAACGGTATAGGTCACCTTTACATTGGCAAAACGGTTATTGGAAATGATCAGATCGCCGTTTCTGCCGGGAATAGACTGAAAAGAAACGTCATATTCCGGTGCGGAAAAGATATTTTTGCTCTCAATATGCAGACCGAAATCAGCAGAACTGATTCCGTTATAGGTGAAAAAGGTCATGCGAATACCACTCCTTTCCGCATCGCAAACTGGCTGGCTGTTTCCATCACCTCGTTGGTCAGCTGCCGGATATCCTCCGTAGAGTAGTTGTTGAAGTTTGTAATGTTCAGCACAAGAGAAAGTCCGGATGCTGTGCCGCCGGTAATGCCGCCAACGGAAGAACGGATACTGCCGCTCACATCAAAGTCCGTAGGCAGAGCAGTCTGCATATCGTGGGCAAGGTCGGTCATCACACCATCGATGTCTTTTGCCATGCTCTCGGCGGCTTTGACCGCTTCGTCGCCGTTATCGTCAATGGAACCGGCAAGACCCTTCACCAGCATTTCACCAACCCATGCCATTTCCTTGGAAGGCGAGTTGATGCCAAAGAAGCTGCAGATACCGTCCCAAATGCCTGAAATCCAGCCGGATACCTTGTCCCAAAGCCAGGAAGCAAGACCGGTAATACCGTCCCACAGACCTTTGACAATGTTGCCGCCGATCTCCACTATTTTGTACATAAGAGAACCGAACGCCTTTACAATCCCAGTGATGATTTGAGGTACAGCTTTCACGATCTCCACGATGATGGTGGGGAGATTTTCAATGAGTGAGACGAACAGCTGAACACCGGCCATAATGATCTTATCGATGTTCCCGATGACAGCGTTTACGATACCGGAGATAATCTGCGGGATTGCCTGCACGATGGTTGTGATGATTTGCGGCAATGCCTGGATCAAGGAAATCAGCAAATCAATGCCCGCCTGGATAATTAGGGGGATGGCGTCCAAAACAGCGTTGATGATCCCATCAATAATCTGAGGGATCGCTTCCACGATGGCGGTAATGATATCCGGCAAAGCCGCCACCAAGGAGGTCAGCAGCTGTATGCCGGTTTCAATGATCTGCGGAATGGAATCCAGCAAAAAAGTCACAATGCCGTTGATGATTTCCGGCAGAGCCGCAATCAGTACGGGCAGTGCGTTCAAGATTCCCTGTGCCAATCCCGTGATCAGCTGAAGAGCTGCGTCCAGAATTAAGGGCAGGTTCTCAATCAAGGTCTGTACGATTTGAATGACCACCTGCACCAGGGTGGGAATCAATGTGGGAAGTGCTGTTGCAATACCGGTCGCAAGGGTAGCAATCACCTGTGCAGCCGCCTGCAGAATTTGAGGGAGCAGTTCAATGAGGCTGTTTACCAGCTGCATAATGATGGACAAGGCTGCGGCAGCCAGTTCCGGCAAGGCTTCGGTAATTCCGGTAAGCAGGGTGGTAATAATGCTGATGCCGACCTCCAGAAGAACCGGGAGGCTGGCAAGCAGTGCCTCACCAAGCATAGGAAGAATGGTGGACAGTTTTTCCATTAAAATCTCCACCACACCGGAAACACCCTCCGCAAAGGTTTCTGCAGCCCCGGCGGTCCCGTTCAGAACTCCTTGCAGCCCTTCACCCATCAGAGAGACAAAGGGAAGCATGGCGGTAAGCACATCCGCCGCCATTGTTTTCAAGGTGGTCATAATGGGTTCTGCAATCGCGCCAAGCTGGGCATAGGCATCGGTAAGCAGAGCCTGCGCCCGCTGTGCGTCCATCACATCGCCATTAAGTTCTTTGTAATTCTCGGCGGCTTCCTGATACAGACCGTTTAAGGTATCGGTAATCAGTGCCGCCCGTTCTTGCTCGGTGTTGCAGCTGTCCAGGGCAGACTGGAAATCCTCTTCATTGACTCCCGCCCAATTGAGCGCGTCTGCCAGGACGCCCGTCAGCTGTCCGGTTTTCGCTGTTTCATTGGCGGCTTCGGTAAGACCCTCAATGGGCAGGCTATCTCCAAATGTAGCCCAGACACCGGCGGCTATGTCTGTCCACTGTGCCAGTTCTTCTTCGGTAGAGCACAGTTTCGCCAAATGGTTGACTGCCTCCACACTTCGGTCTTCTTCACCCAAAATGGAGTAAAATCCGGTGTAGGCTTCACCGGCCTGTTCAGCGGTAAATCCTGCGGTGAGGAAGGCAGCATCCAGCTTCGCCTGATCCTCCCGGTATTCACGGGTGGATTCGGCAAGGTCGAGGAAACTCTTTGTCAGCCCTACCAGCGCAGCTCCGGCAGCGGCAACAGCAGCACCGATGGTAACTGCCACACCCTTCATGACAGAGCCGACCTTTTCCAGTTTGCCGGAGGACTTGTCGGCATCATCTGCCGCACCTTTCACCTCATCACCGAAACCGTCCGCCTGTTTTCCGGCATCCTGAAATTCATCACCGGCTGCGTCAATGGCATCCTGATTCTGCTTTAGTTCCCGCTCCATGTCGTTAAGAGCGGCTTCGGCATTGTTCAGCTGAATCTGCCAGTTTTGTGTGCGGCGGTCATTTTCTCCAAAGGAAGCGGAAGCGTTGTCGAGAGCCGAACGAAGGGTTTCAATCTTCTGCTTCTGGGCTTCGATCTCTTTGTTCAGAACAGCGTTTCTTGCCGTGAGTGCCTGAACGGAGGAGTCATTTTTGTCGAACTGGGAGGAAACCAGCTTCATTTCAGATCCCAGAACCTTAAAGGACTGGTTGATTTCGGACAGAGCTTTTTTGAATTCCTTTTCACCCTCAAGTCCGATTTTCAAACCGAAATTATCCGCCAAATGACCACCTCCTCCTTAAATCCCATCCGGGATGATATCGTCAATAAAGTGCTCACACTTGGGCTTTGCCTGACCGTTCCACTGCTTGTGGCACTCCCACAAATCCAAGAGCAAACCAAACGGCATCAGCCACACCTCATCCATGGAAAGATGCAGGTGTGCGATGCCGTAATAAAGAAGCCGGGTAAACAGTTCCTCGTCTGTTACCCGACTTGTGCGTTTTTTGTATCGGTCTCACTTTCGATGTTACGCTTGGTGCCCTTATACAGAGCCTCGGTGATGGCGGTTTTGTAGCCCGCCAAATCTGCAGGGGCAGTGAGAAGCTCCACCATTTCCTCGGTGAGCAGATCCTTGGGATTCTCCTTGTTTTTCAGGTTATACACAAGGATAGACTGGTTTGCCAGGAGGGTTATCAGCCACACGATTTCTCCGATCGCCATTTCAAAGTTCTCGGATTTCATCAGCTTTTCACCCAGGTTTTCAAGACCGCCGTACCGTCCGGCGATTTCCTTTGTGGCTTTGGTGGTGAGCAGTAAAGTGTATTCCTCACCGCCAATCAGAATATTTGCAGAGCGTTCCTGTTCCATCTGTTAGTCCTCCTTAATCTGCTGCAGGCAGTGCTCCATAAGACGGCTCATACACCTGCTTGTACCAGTTCGTGATGGTGTCGGTGGATACACCCTTGTCGCCCTCGGTGACCTCTGCTTTCCAGGGATGCTTGCCCTGGGCGTCCACCTTGTTTCTGCGCAGAATCGTCCCCTCGATGGTGGGAGTGGAAAAGGTGATGCTGTCGCCCTTGGTGGTGAGGTTCGTAGCCGGGATTCCAAACTTTACTCGGTAAAGCCAGAAGTAACGATACTTGCCGTTGGATTTCTTTGCCCGAAAGCCAACAGCAACGGGAGCACCGCCATCCTCGCTTGTGGAAATCACCACGCCGTTTTCATCGATGACCGCGCCCGTCAGATCGGATGCCGCAGTTGCACCGATATCATCCACCCCCAGGGAAAGGGTGCCGGATTTGAATTCCTTTACAATCTCCGCCGCTCCGTCATCCGCATAGAGCGTAGCCTCCGCCAGTTCCACCGAAAGTTCGGCGGTCATGGCTTTTGCCATCTGTGCAGGGGTTTCGTAGGTTTCATCACCGTTTTCACCCTCTGTGATTTTGGAGTAGAAGAGCTTATCAAGGCCAATCGTAGCCATAATCAATCCTCCATTTCGTAATAATGAGCTACATCCACATTGTAGTGGTGATAGCCGGTTTCCGTTTCATAGCCGATATAGCTTCGGCCTGTTACGGTAAAGTCGTGAGAGAGCAGCAGCTTTATAAGAGCGTTCTTCTCTTTGGTGTAGCTGCCCTTCGTGTATAGGGAGATACGCACCTCCTGGACATCGATACCCGGAGAATTATCCGCATGGATATCGAAGGTATCGGAAAGCGGTACGAGTACCAGGTACCTGTCCGGTGCGGTATCAGAAAACACCCCGGTCTCCACCGGAATATCCAGCGTTTCAACCAGGTTTGTCAAATCAGATAGCAGGCTCACAGCTTATCCACCTCCTGTTGAAACTTCTGCTTCATGGCTGTCTCACAGGCAGCTTTTGACGCCGTTTTGGCTGGCTTCAAAAAAGGTTTAGCAGGCTGACCGTGTTTGCCGTATTCCAGAATGTTTGCGATCTTTGCATTGCTGTCTCCGTCACTTCTTGGCTCCGCAAAACCGACTTTTATGTTGTGGTTGCCGTTTTTGTCCATCCTGACAGAGGACAGCCCCAGGGAGCGTTCCAGTTCACCCGTGGAGCGGGAATCGTACTTTGTACCGGAACCGATAACTGAAGCGAGGTTGCTTTTTGTCTTTTCCAGGACGATTTCGCCGCCTGCTTCCAGAACCTTCTCGCAGATTTCATCACTCTTTTTTCCAAGGGAAGAGAGTTTGATGAGAAAGTCTTCCGGCATCATCATTTGTACCTTAGCCACCCTTTGCCACCACCTTTTTTGCCAACACCTCCGTGTACATTCCACGGCCTTTCACATCCTCCACGGAGATGATCTCAAAGCGGTCTCCGTCTGAAATGAGGATTTGATCCGTCTTAATCTCAAGTCCGGGAATACAGCGGAAGCGGAATAGGTCGGTTGCCTCAGAAAATGCGGCGAGATTTGCCCATCTCTGACTGCCATGCCGACCTTCCCGATACACACGGATAGAAGCGAGGACTTCGTCCACGGTAGTAGAGAAGCCCTCGCTGTCCTTTACTTTTTTGGTGGCAATGAGTTCTGCAAAGCCGTTCATCTTCCCAAAACTCATATCTGCCACCTCCGATCCAGCCGGAGCAGGAGGTTGACCGTGTTCCAGACCTGCTGCCCGGCCTGCACATTATCAGCAAAAAAGCCGCCAGTGCTGCCGTCCCTGGATTCATAGAAATGGGACGACAGCATGATGACAGCTTGTTCGGTGGTGGGCGGCATGGGGTTTGCCTGGTAAAAATCTTTCTCCAAATGCTGATAGCTTTCCGCATACGAAACAGCGGCGGTGATGTATGCTTTCAAGAGCTCATCGTCCGCCGCATGGGAAAGAATCAGATTCTGTTTTACCTTTTGAAGCAGTTCCTCCATGACCGCTGCCTCCTTATTAAGCACCCATTTTCAGCAGCTTGATGCCTTCCGAAAGGATCACCTTACCGTCTACGCGCTCAGTTGCGATGAAGCCGACCTGACCGTTTCCGGCATAGAGCTCGTTCAAGCGCTGAACCGTTCTGCCGGAGCGATCGGCGATCCAGTAGTTGTTGAAGTCACCAAAAGCAATGGTCAGCGCGCTTGCTTCAACGGTCGGCACATAGGGGCTGGTGTAAATCTCATAACCCAGCAGACGGTCCGGCTGTCCTGCCTGGACAGAGGGCTGCCACAGGTATGCGCCGTTTTGGTCCTTCAGCTTGCGGATCAGGGAAATGGTCGCGTCATTCATCAGGAACTTGGCGTTTCTGCGGTAGGGGGATTTCAGCGCGTAGACCAGTTCGATCAGGTTATCCACCGAAATGGCGGTCGCACTCCCGGCAGTGACGCCGATCTCACCACCGCTTTCGGTAAAGATACCGGTAGGCTGACCGATGCCGGTGCCGACGCAGAATGCCTGCTCCTCGGCAATACCAAAAGCACGGGCAAACTCCTGGGCAATGTAGGATTCCAGATCGAATGCGCTGTCCTGGAGCAGTTCGGTGCTGACCTTCACCAGGTCGGTGAGTTTGTATGCATCGATCTGCTTCTGGGCAAAGGTGGGATTGCTTTCAGTGTATGCCGCATTCTCTGCTGTCCACTGTGCCACAGAATGGGTAGCGGCAATGGGAATCTTGCGCTCGGCACTGGTAGTGATCACCTTCGCCAGAGAACGGATCACATTGGCTTCATCCAGTGCGGTGACAATAGTGGTCTCGAATTCCTCCGGCACAAGGTAGCCGCCATCTGCGTCCACTCCGGTACTGAGAACATTGTGAATGAGCTGCTTGCCGCGCAGATGCAGACCGAAGTCCTCACGGTATGCGTTGGAAGCTCTGCCAGGTTTGTCCTTGGGAGCGTTCTGGGGCTTTTCGGTGAGAGGCTGACCCACGGGCTTTTTCAGTTCCGCTTCAATGGCATCCCTGCGTTCCATTCGGCGGATCTCGTTGGTCAGATCGTTCAGCTCCTTTTCCATGTTGTTGTAGGTGTTATCGTCCTCTGCGGTGAGAACACCTTTTGCAGTGCGGTGGGTATCCAGGAATCCCTGCATGGTAGCCCACAGCTTGGCGCGCTTATCGCGCATTTCAACAATAGTCATAATAGAATTACCTCCGTTACATAAAGTTTTTGATTGCGTTCAGAGCCGCTTTGAGTTCGTCAACAGAGCGGCCGGTGGTCTCCTGAACATCAGGATTGTGAGGGATAGCGCATTTAGCTGCGATCTTATCCATCAGGGAGTCGATTACATTGGCTTTGGAATACAGCATGGAAACCACAGGCGGCTCCACATCCTCGAAAGCATCGCTGCGAGTCATGATCTCATCAGCAAACCCCAGCTCCATAGCTTTTGTCGCATCCATCCAGGTTTCAGCATCCATCAGGTGGGACAGTTTGGCGCGGGACAGGCCGGTTTTGATTTCATAGGCGTTGATGATGGATTCCTTCACGCTTGCCAGCATCTCGATAGCTTTCTGCATTTCGGCTGTGTCACCCATAGCCACCGTCATGGGGTTGTGGATCATGAGCATGGACACTGGGGACATCAAAACCTTGGTTCCCGCCATAGCAATGACGGATGCAGCGGAAGCCGCAATGCCATCGATTTTCACGGTCACATTTCCCTTGTAGTCCATGAGCATATTGTAGATTTGGGCGGCAGCCACACAGTCGCCGCCGGGAGAATTGATCCAGACGGTAATATCACCGCTGCCGGACATCAGTTCGTCCTTAAAAAGCTGGGGTGTAACATCATCATCAAACCAGCTTTCTTCTGCGATTGTTCCGTTTAGAAACAGTGTCCGTTCCTCCGTCGTCATCTGATTCTCCTGATTGGTCACCATCCTGTTCTTCCACTTCCAGAACTTCTTCATCGGCATTTTCCTCCTTTCCGTCATCGCTTACTTCTGTATCTGCAAAAGCTCCGGCATCCTTAAGCGGGAGCATATTGCCGTTGATAAGGTACAGGTCGCCGCCCTCCTCAGCAGGAATACGGTCGAGATTTTCCAGTTCGCGGATGTCGTTTGCGGACATCCAGCCGTTCTGTCGACCGATGGCATACCCATTCATGCGGCTCTGATAATCGCCGCGAAGCAGGCCTTCCAGATTGAATTTGACAAAATACTGTGACTTTTCCTCTTGGGAAATAAGAGTCCGCATGATGGACTGCTCCCAGCGGATCACCCAGGGGTCAAGGGTGTATTTCACAAACTCCAAAGACTGCTGCTCAATATTAGAAAAGCTCGACTTTTCCAGGTCACCCACCATATGGGGAGGCACTCGGAAGATTCGAGCAATTTCATTGATTTGGAATTTTCGTGTTTCCAGAAATTGTGCCTGCTCCGGGGAGATGCCAATCGGCGTGTACTTCATACCTTCTTCCAAAACGGCAATCCGATGGGCATTACTGGTGCCACCATAAGTAGACTGCCAGCTTTCCCGGATTCGATGCGGGTCTTTCAAAGTACCTGGGTGCTCCAGAACGCCGCCGGGTGCTGCACCGTTGGCAAAGAACTTGGCACCGTACTCCTCACAGGCAATCGCCATGCCGATGGCGTTCTTCGCCATAGCGATGGGTGAATATCCCACCAGCCCGTCAAAGCCAAGACCCGGAATATGCAAAACGTCGGAAGGGCGAAGAATAACTGTGGACTGTTTGTCCCGGATGGCCTCATCGTTCCCGCGATTGTAGGAGTAGTAAAGATGTCCGTTGGTGTCGCGGTCTACAGTCATTTTGTTGGGCATCAGTGGATACAGAGCCACAACTTCATTTTTGCCGTTTCGGATGATTTGGGCATAGGCATTTCCCCAAAGCAGCAGATGTGTCATGAGGGTTTCCCGGAACACAAAGGAACTCATCTCCGGGTTTGGCTCATCATGAAGCAGCAGATACAGCGGATGGTCGAGAGCCTTTTCCTTGCCGCCGTCCTCCTTATATCGATAGAGGTGGAGCGGCAGCCCAGCCACTGCTTCGGCAAGGATACGCACACAGGAATATACCGCTGTCATCTGCATGGCAGATCGCTCTGTCACAGCTTTCCCGGAAGTTGTTCCGCCCAGGTAGAAGCGATAACCGCTGCCTGCGGTGCTGTTTTGAGGCTTATCGCGGGATTTGAATAAGCCGCTGAAAATACTCATGGTTTATCACTCCTCTCAAATAAACAAAATGCCCCGGTCATCGTAGACCGAAGCACCATTCTCGTTGCCGCATCGAATGGCTCTATCCAAAGCCATGATGGTGGCAATGGCCCCGTCAATCTTCTCTGTAGATTTTTCCTTGTCCGCCTTGATATTGCCCGCCGGATCGGTGCGGATGAAGATGTTGTCCATCATCCATCGCAGCACCGGGTGGCCTCCGTGGGCGATTTTCTCCTCCAGCACCAGCTTCATCAGTTCCTTGGTCGGCGGGGACATATCCTTAAAGCCCTGCCCGAAGGGGACTACCGTAAAGCCCATGCCCTCCAGGTTCTGCACCATCTGCACAGCGCCCCAGCGGTCAAAGGCGATCTCCCGGATGTTAAACTTCTCACCGAGCCTTTCGATGAATTTTTCAATGTAGCCGTAGTGGACCACATTTCCCTCGGTGGTCATCAGCACACCCTGGCGCTCCCACAGGTCATAGGGAACATGGTCACGCCGGACTCGCAGGTCAAGGGTCTCCTCCGGTATCCAGAAGTACGGCAGGATGTAGTATTTGCCCTCCTCATCCAGCGGCGGGAACGCCAGCACAAAAGCCGTGATGTCCGTGGTGGAGGACAAGTCCAGACCGCCATAGCAGATGCGCCCTTCCAGATCGTCCTCGGAGACAGGAAAGGCGCAGGCGTCCCACTTGTCCATCGGCATCCAGCGCACAGACTGTTTCACCCATTGGTTGAGCCTTAGCTGCCGGAAGGCATTCTCCTCACCGGGATTCTGCTGGGCGGATTCACAGGCGGCCTGCACCTTGTCGATCCCCACCGTGATGCCCAGGGAAGGATTGGCTTTTTTCCACACCTCCGGGTCTGTCCAGTCCTCGTCCTCGGCAGCGCCGTAAATGACAGAGTAGAAGGTGGGATCAACCTTACGTCCTTCCGCAATGTCGATGGCCTTCTGATGCACCTCATAGCAGATGGAGTTGGTGTCGTTGCCCGCCGTGGTGATCAGGAAATACAGCGGCTGCATCCGGGCGTCGCCGGAGCCCTGGAGCATGACGTCAAAGAGTTTCCGGTTTGGCTGTGTGTGAAGTTCATCGAAGATCACGCCGTGGGTATTGAATCCATGCTTGTTCGCCACATCCGCCGAAAGCACCTGGTAGGAGGAGTTGGTGGGCAGATAGGTGATTTTCTTCTGTGACTCCAGGATTTTCACCCGTTTGGAAAGCGCCGGGCAGAACCGCACCATATCCACAGCCACATCAAACACGATCTTTGCCTGGTTACGGTCGGCGGCGCAGCCATACACCTCGGCCCGTTCCTCACCATCCCCGCAGAGGAGCAGGAGCGCCACAGCGGCGGCAAGTTCCGATTTGCCCTGTTTCTTGGGAATCTCAATATATGCCGTATTGAACTGACGGTAGCCGTTGGGCTTTAACACGCCAAACAGGTCACGGATGATCTGCTCCTGCCAGTCGATCAGTTCAAAGGGCCTTCCCGCCCAGGTACCCTTGGTATGGCAGAGGGACTCGATGAA